GATTGTTCATCGCGGCATTGGTATCTGTTTTCTTTTCGCCGCCGCCAACAGCGGCAGACCAGTCGATTTTTACGCCGTCTTGGAACGCGGATGGATCGGCTCTGACTTGAGCCTTGTGCCATTCGTCAAACCCATCAAGCGCACCGTCTTTGATTTCAAGGTGTTTTGCTTTTAGGTCTGCCAAATATGCCTTTTCAGCAGCTTTAGAGCTGAACTTCACGCCCTTTTCAGCAATCGTCTTGCGGATCACATCTGCGTAGTCATAATCGGCGATCTTGGACTTGTAGCCCTCGATCTCCTTTTTGAGCGCTTCCGTTTCCGCGCTGCCGTTCGCTGCAAACTGCTTGTTCTTCTCCGCTTCCGCGTCCAGCTTGCTCTGAACAGTCGAAAGTGCCTTTGTGACTCGCCTGTCAAACTCCGATTTGTATACGGGGTCGGCCAGTATTTCGTCAAAAGTCATAATTTCGTCTTTCATTTTTTGTAAATCCTTTCTATTCCCACAGCGTCATTCCCCGCTGCGTTTTTCATTTTCCGCGATATGCGATACGTTCCAGCCTTTCGTATCTGTCGTACTCGCTATCTGTCATATTTGACCAAATACGGTCGCCATATTTACGCTCCATTTCAGCTTTAAAAGAGTGGTATTCTTTTACCTGTGTCGCCGTACCTGCGTAAGTCGATGAACTTGCGCTAGGGCTATCCGATGTTTTAGCTGAAGAAACTTTGGAGTCTTCAGATTTTACCTTTTCTGTAATTTTTAGAGCTCCATTTTCCATTTTCATCTTTGCAAGGACTCGCGCATCCTTCATAATGAATTCCCCGGGGTCGTATCCGTCTTCGCCCTCATCAGCTCCGAGCAAATACATGACGCGTCCTTCGTATCCACCGTACTGCATCACCTGTGACGTCCGGTCAATACGAATCGTTGACACGCCATCGAGGTCTTCCGGCTCCGCGCCCGCATCGTCAAAATCACCGCCAAAATTTTGTGAATTGTGTTTCATCGTTTTGCCGATCTTTTCCGTATCGTCTTCCTGCACACGCAAACCGAAATACATAAAATCTTGTTCGCTGCAGATTTCTTCTGTAAGCTTTTTTGCAGTTGAGAAATCCGATCTGTTAAAGAGTTTGGTTTTGTCCTCCCCAAACTTCCCGCTTTCGCGCATTGCATCTGTCAGGCTCTGGCCATCTTTTATAAAAACTCGCCGCCCACTGATAGTGCGCCAAACGCCACCTTCATCCGCCATGTTTTCCACCTCCAAACTCAAATTTCAGCCGTTTGCGCTGAATCGTCTGCGAAATAATGCTTCCGTCCTTGTCTCGCAGCAGCTCCACCCGGAAGCCGGACGCAAGCGCCCGCTCGATGGCTTGCTTTAGATTTTCGTCAATCATACAATACTTTCGTCCTTTCTCTCTGCTCCGGTAACCCTGCAGCCTTGCTGAACCTGCTATATTCTGCGTTCATCCGCCGAAGCTTTATGTTTGCGGCGGTCGCGTCCTCGGAAAGCCCAGCTTCTTTGTATGCGTTTCTAAGCTTCTTCTGCGCGCGGATTTGACGCTCTATGCGGCGCTGCATCTGCGTCGCTTCATAGGCTGTGTAAGTCTTTCCGTCAAACGTGCAGCCAAGACCATCATCGATATGCTTGAGCTGTTCGTCTGTGTAAGTTCGTTCCGAAACTCCCTGAACAAACGGGTATTTGTGATGCCTACAGTTTGCGCCTGTCAGACCGTCAACATATCCGTAACCGGTCGTTTCCACAAGGTCATCATAAAGCCCCAGCGGGTCAGGTTCGCCGCTTTCGCTCTGGTAATAGACTTTCCCTTGCCAGTCTTTGTGGCTTGACCACGGCGAAGCACCCGGCTTGTCACGCGCCCCAGAGTGCGCAGACACTTCAAAGTATCGCGTCTCTAGGTATTCTGCGCTTTGGTTCGTGTACTGGTCGCAGATCTGATTCACGCCGGTCATAACGGCTCTCCGAACAGCAACGTCGATGTGGTCAACGTGTCCGCTTTCGTAATTCACAACTTTCAGACCGCCTGCAAGTTGCTGAACAGCAGAATTGATCGCCTGATTGTAGCTGATTGCCCCGCTCTGAATCTGCATAACAGCAGAATCCAACGCCCACTGATACGCACGAGCGGGCGGAAGCATCGTCCTGCCTTTGTCCACCAAAAATCCCATAGAAGCCGTAATGTTATGAAATTCATCAAGCGTCTGCGCTCTGATTGCTTCGATTGTCGCAGTGTTCACCAGAATATCAGGCTGTGTCAGCCCTGCCATGTCGATAACCTCTGTGTAATACTTCTGGTTTCTGGCAATAACATCATCGAAAAGCTCCTTGAGCTTCTTCTCACTGATTCCAGATGTCTTTCGGATTGCTTTTTCAATCTCCTTCGTGTCGATACCATGCGAACGAAGCGCTCTGATTGCATGAACAGTCACTTCGTTCAGTTGGTCTTTCAGCGCAAGCCTACTGCATATTTCATCGAGAAGCGTATCTTCCAATCCTCGGAACAGTTCGGCAAGTTCTTCTGGAAGTGCGTCTAAAATGGCAGGTGAGAACGGATACCTTTTCACCGCCCATCACCTCACTCTACCTCGTTCTCCGGCTCTTTAACAATGTCCTGCGCCTTCGGCAGCGCCGCCTTTGCTGTCGCCTCGTCCTCGTTCATCCACTTCATGCGGAACTCCCAGTCATTCATGATTCCGGCGCTTAAAAGCTGCATATCGCGGGAGAAGTCTGTAGCTTTGTCTTCGATGATGGAATCGTCAAAGTCAATGCTAATCTCCACGTCTTCATTCAGACCGGCATTCATCACAGTATTCCCCAGCCGAAGCAGGATGCGACACAGTTCCACCAGTGCTTGCTCCAGCACTATCTCATGCTTTTTGATTGTGCGGAACATGGTGGAGTTTTCGCTAATTACCTGCGTGGCCGTTGCTACGCTGCCGCCGTCAAAGCGGTAATAGGTTTCGCCGAAACCGCATTTGCTGGAAAGAACGTTCAGTTGGTCTTGCAAGCCTACATTCAGCTGCTCAGTTCTGAGTGTCGGAGAAATCGTCTCTACCACGTTCCCTTGCTGCGTGTCCTCCGGAAGCAGATAGAAACGCCGGTCGTTGTCATCAAGCGTCGGTTCGTCATCTTCCCACCTTGTGGCGGGCATTTTGACCATCATCATCATGGGGCCGTTCTCGAACTCATTGACGTAGCAGTCATAGGCACAGTCAACGCCGCGCAGAACATCAATCGCGTTTGCGTACACAGGGATACCAACCGGAAGCAGGTAGTCAAGATTGTTTGCGATGTTCGGTCTGTCGATGACGAACTGCCTCTTGTCGCTTCCCGTATGTACCACAGGGGGGATTCGCTCAAAGCCCGGAACATCGGTGAGCAGTGCGTCGGCAAGCGTTTCGTTTTCGTATCGGTAAATGCTGTTCTCGATGACGTAAAGTCCGTTTTCGTCTTTCCGGTGAATCTGCAAATACAGATAGTTTTTTCCAGCCCGTGTGACCACGCTGTCAAAAGCACACTCTGAAATAAATCCATTCTGCCAAGCCAGCGGAAAAATGTGCTCAATAGTCACATAGTCAAGGGCGATGCCGGAAACATCGCCCGGAACGGTCTCTCCGCTCTCGTTGACCGCTTGGCCGACCACACGAGGGATATACGCTACAGTTCCAAGCGCGGATTTCATTTCCTGCATTTCGTTTGCCTTGACCGTGAAGTTGTTCGACGTCAGAACCCTGTCGATAAACTCCTGTTCTTTCTGCCCCTCAAGCGTGATCTGGACTTTCTCGTTCATCAAGAGGTTCGCCCAGTCCTCACAAACCTTTTTCGCCATGCCGAGGCTTGCACGGTTGCACTTTGTCCACTTATGTCCGTTATATCGCCGGTATTGATGGAACCCCTTGACTTTGCCGACGTACCACGACTTCCAAAGGGACACGTATGTATAGAATTCCTCTGGGATTGTCGTATACCCGAGTTCCTTTAATTTATCGATAACCGTCATGCAATAACTCCCATTCTACGGCTCACAGGCTCTAAGGCGTACCGCGTCGCGTCAATCAGATGATTGTTCGCGTCCGGGTATCCGCTGATAATATCGCCGTCTTTGTTTCTTTCATATTCGTAGCCCACGAACTCATCGTAGGCATGTGGCGTTCGTTTTCTATCAATGACAATCGTTCTTCTCTGCAAGAACTTCATACCGTATTCGACCGAGCCGGGTCCCTTGACCGCCTCATACGCAGGCAATCCCATTGCCCGTAGGTCAGCCACGCTCTTTGGCTCCGCGCTGTCACAGATGACGCGCACATTGCCATATCCGCTCTGTTTGATTATCGTCGCGCTCTGCTCGTTCGAAAGCTTATTCTGGTATATCTCGTCAAGCAGGTAAATTGTTTCCCTTGCCTTGTCGTAATGCAGCCGGATAAATGCAAAGGGGTCTGGGAACCATCCGAAATCCACGCCCTGATAGATTTTATCGAATCTGGAAACTTCTTCGTCCGTGATCTCCCGAAGTTCGAGCCTGTCAAACACATTTCCGCCGGTCCCAACCGGGATACCGAGGTATTCATGCTGATACGCCCGCTCGTCAGTGGCTTTCAGGTGTTCAGCCTCGTCAATAAACTGCTGCCCCAGCCACTCTGGAGGTGCTTCAAGATACGTTGACTTGTGGCACAGCCTGTCCGCGCGCTCTTCCAAGCTGTCTTTGTTTGCCCAGTTGTCCCGGCTGATCGGCGGGTTATAGCTTTCAAAGTTCCAGAATTTAGAGCCGCCGCGCATTGTTGACTGCAAAATCGTTCGTATTTCGGCGCGACCGGCGAACTGGTCTTTCTCTTCAAAGTGCGTCACGGCAATATAGCCAAACGGAACCTTGATGGACTTTATCTTCATGGGGTCGTCCGCACCCCGGAACATAATCTTCTGGCCGGTAGGCTTGTATATCAGTTCCATCGGGGAAACCTTTGCTTCCCAATATGCCGCCATTCCAAGCTCACCGATTGCCCATATGTACTGCGCATAAACGCTGTCACGAATCGTATTTGCAACCTTTCGCAGCACAAGCGCGTGTGTGTTTGGATTCTGTACCAATAGTAGTGGGACAACTATGGATACATACGACGATTTCAGCGAGCCGCGACCGCCGCTTTCGTCGTAGTGCGTGTGCCCATGTTGGAATACATCCCGCGCAACTTCGTAAAACGCAGAGCCGATTTTTTCGGAAAGTCGGATTTTAGACATCGATGATCACCTGCACCACATCTTTATCGTCGTTTCCGGTCTTTTCCTGCACCATAGCCCATTTGTCGATCAGCGTCCCCATTGCAGTTGTAATCTGGCTCAGGTTTGCAGCCGCGAGCTTATCAGGGTCATTCAGCATCTCAAGCCCTTTCCCGATGAAAGAACATACAAGCTCTTTACGGGAATCCATGTACGCTAGAATGTCCGCTGTGTTTTCCTCTTTTTTTCGTCTGCACATCTCTGCAATATCTGCATTATTGTGCACAATCTTCTTTACAGTGTTCGGGGAGCAGCCGTTAAGCTTCGCCACAGCGTTACAGCTTCCGAGCTGGGCATAGTCGGCAACTATTTTCTTTTTTTGCCGATCTGTCAACCTCGCAGCCATAATCACCACCTCGAAATAGTTATCCTTTTCACGCTCCACCGGATTGCGGTTTCCGGTGGAGCTAAGAAAAAGGAGGTTCCGCAGTACGCTGCGTAGCCGTAAGAAGGATGAGAACGCAGAGGATACACCTCTACGCTCTCAACGATACACTATGTTTAAGGCTCTCTTACGCAAACTTTTGAATATAAACCACGTTTTTCTGCCACTAAGTAGATAAACTGCCTATGCCATTCCTGAGCGGTACGCTCCGAAACATATACCACCATTGCAGCGCCTTGTAAGGTGTGTGTACGCTTCCAAAGGACCAGATCAATAAGCTTCAGCCGTTCCGCACCATCGGGAAGCTGCTTTGTTTCTTCGACAGCAGCATCTACCGCGTCGATTTCTTCCCGCGTCATAAGCGTACCGCCCTTGTAGCTTCGTACCATCCATTTTGCGTAGCCCCACCACCCATAGCGCGGTTTGCTCACCGTATCAGCCCCCTCGTTTCATTTTCTCGTCTACGACATTCTTCAAGCACGTACACAAGAACGCCCCGTTTGTCATCACGTGCCACAGCGACGGCAGCCCGGATTCTTCGTCAATGTGCGTCGGGTCTTCCCAAATCGCGAGGACATGCCGTAACAGCGCCTCGTGCCATCTCTCCGGCGCAATGCTGCGCCAGTCCTCCGCGTCGCCGTACTTGTTAAAGCCGTACATGCGCGTTTCCAGTATCGCAAGGATGGCTTCTACGGGGACAGTAGACGGTCGAGGTTTGTTGTCGTCGTATTTTGCTCCCTTAATCTTTTCCAAGTCTGCGTCCCTCCATTTCAAAACGATCCATGTACTCCGATTTATCGATTTCCAGCCACTTCCCGTTGGACTCCTTGAAAAAGCGGCCTACTTCCTTTCTTTTCCCATCCGGTGTCTCAGCGCTCCAAATTGCCATTGTATCGTAGTCACCTAATTTGGGGTCTACCAATACCGTCGTCCGGTGGGCAATAATCGGCTTGTTATACGGTGTATACGGAAATGTAATCGGGAATAATTCTCCTAAAATATTTGCGACAAAACTGTTGTGCCAGTATGTACCGCTTGGCTCATCTTTGCAAATGAATCTGTTGATGTCGCTGTATTCTATATGCCCATCGTCGTATACATACTTAAACAGGGCACTCATGCGCTTGCTCTGGTAGCATGTGTATTTGTGTTCTTTATCCGTCCAACCGACCTCATTCCATGCGTCTGGCGTATCCTCAATCGGGGAAAGCGGTTTGCCGTCAATTAGGCGATTCAAAACCTGCTTTGTAATGGAAATGCTCATGCCGCTGTGGTCATCTTCAAGCAGACTCTCAAACGCTTTTAAGGCGCTTTTATAGCAAGCACAACCGTAATCCCATTCGTCGCTTGGTTTTCCGTCGCGCTCCCGGCTGCACGCAATTTCGACTTCTCGTCTCGCCCATTCACTCATGCCCATTTTTCGTTGCCTCCTTCAATTTTTGCGCCGAAAGTGCGCTGTATGTTTCCTTTAGAATTTCCACCGTATAGCGCACCTCGCCGCAGCTTTCGCATAAATATCTTCGTGTTTTTATAATCCGGTCACTGGTCGGCCTGCTGTTCATGCACCGCATCTTTTTGCTGCATCCCGGACAAATCATAGCTGTATCCCCCTTATGTACTTGTCAAAATACGTCACAGCCACCGCCATAGCCGCCCACATATCTTTTGCAAACTTTGTACCGTTCACATAAAAGAAACCTGGATTTTTTTTCGTGCCTACAACGCCGTATCGATCAATCAAGGCTTGCCGGATGTTTTTATCTTTCGCGCTCAGACAGCCGCACAGATAAAGCTTCTCTTCTCTGCGATAAATTGTCTTCTTGCCGCTGATTCCTACATAAGCATACCGCGCGACTTCCCAAAAACGTCCAACCCACACGCAGGTATCAAATACCTCCTGCCCAACTGTTTGCCCCATGCTCTGCACCATTTCGATTGCAAAATCACTTATCAGTGGCAGGTCATTCATCATCTTTTCTACAATCCGTTCGTTGGTTGTCTTCCCCACGTCCAGCACCTTCCGGATTTCCTGCCCGTCGTGCTCCACCAGCACATACCCGGATTCGATATTCCCCGGGTCAATTGCCAGAATCGTTCCCACCTTGCAGCCTCCTTCCGGTCTCGCATGGCTTCATTTCAGGGCAATCGCCGTATTTCGTGCAATGCGGCTCGAGCATCCCTTCAAACTCCGGGCAATGATTGACCACCAACCAGCGCATCATTAAGACAGCTTCCCGCGTTTCTTTCGCCGCCAGTTTGCATATCCGCTTTTCTGCAATGGTCATCAGCTCTTCGGCGTTCATGTACCAGATCATGTTCACAGGCGCGTCCTGCCGCGCTGCGTTCCGGTCGTATTCGTCCTGCCGGTCATTCCGCTGTGACCGGATAAACGGCTGTGCGTGGACGTGGCGGGCTAAATGGGTGCTTACCCAGTACGGCACGCCCTCAAGATAAAACGCAAACTGTAACGTCCGAATGGGGCTGTGCTGCGCCCGGAGGATGGAGTGTTTCCACTCCATATCCGGTGCTGTTTTCATCTCCTTTCCGATGGTGACTAAAGCGCACTGTTTTGCAAACGCCCAGTCCTCATTGGTGGGATATTTCAAAAGTGTGATGTTCATTCGTCCCTCCGTTCTCCGTAGCTGCAAAAGTCCGTTTCCTTCCGCCAGAAGCCATCGTTCGTTCGCAAGCAGACCATAGCGCCGTTCGGTTTGCTGTCGTAGACTCCGTACTTGCAGCCCTTACACCGCACCACCTCCGCAACGTCGGCGGCGGGCATTTCCCGAATTTCGGCATATGCGCGTTCCAACCGTGTTAGTGCCGTCATGCTTCCACCGCGTTCTGCTTTCCGTAACGCAAATAGCGCATCCTCGCGCCGGATATAATCAGTCATACGCCATATACTCCCTTCTGATTCTGCTTTGCATTTCCGGCTTAAAAGCATAAAGCGGTGTGCATCTACGCAGGATCTCTGTTTTCAAAAGCCGCTCCGCCTGCCGCTTGGTCAGCCGCCGCTCTCGCTTCTTCGGCGGCAGCTCGCCTTTTGCCGCCGCAATGGCGGTCGGGTTGTGCTTATGTTGCCCCATCGTCCCGCACCTCCACGCCAGCCTCGTCCAGCAGGTCAGAAAGATCGGTGTCCACGCTGCTGCCAATAAAGTCGCCATTTTCGTCGTAGTGGTTGTACTCCGTGGTCGGGCGGGATTCTATCCCTGCAAACTCTTTTAAAAGTCTCAGATATTCGTCGTTATCGAAGAGCTGAGCCTGATAGATTTGTCTCAACTGCGCTTTGGTTATGTGCTTAGCCATTACCACTTCACCCATCCTCTCCCCAGATATCCAATCCAAAACCCCAAAAAAAGAATGTGGAGTATCTGTAACCAATGTACCTCAACCATCTTTCCTCGCCTCCAATGCCTTCTCGGCTTCTTCGCGGGCGAGAAATACGGTCTTGCCGATGTCCTCTGCGCAGATTTCCATGCCGTAACCAGCGTACTTAATCGTTCCGTCTTCGTAGACGTGCAAACCTTCAAAGCGAGCCTGTGCCAGAATGCCGCCTACCTTTTTCCAGTAAATCGCATCCGGTGCGCACGGCAGAATCAGGACGCGCCCCTCAACATCCGCTTTCATCAGCTCCACCATTCGTGAGATGGAGTAATCACAGCCGGAAAGCGTTTCCTCGATTTCCCGCGCCTCGGCGCACGCCTGCGTGGATAATCCCGCATCTTCGTAAGCCTTGAGCCTTTCCCAAACCTCCTTCTGTGCGCAGTTCCCGTCATGCTTACACGGCAGTTCGCGGCACTGCGCAAGGTCACAAAAGTTTCCTTCAAATGTTAGCCGTTCCATATCTCTTCCTCCACATACCGCCAGCTCTGCGGCGGGCGTGTGATGGGCCCGGGCGCAAGGCCGTATTTTGTCTGCCGCAGGCCGGTAAACTCCCACAGATCGCGCGGGTGATCGTAAATGCGCAAATCTGAGATGTGCCAGCCGAAGCCGGTGGCAGCTCTGAGATACTGGTGCAGCTCCGCAGGCTCTAGGCAGGTTGGCCGCGCAGCATCCGACGGGATCCTTCCCGCGCCGTTAATGTTGATGATCTCATCGCACAGAAATTCCCCGATGACTTTGCCGTTTCCACATTTGTAGATATAGCACTTAAACGGCGGGTTCATCTTCGGGCGCGTCTTCCGCACCTCGATCGTTTTCTCACCGCTTATGATCTTCTCGCACCACTTCGGGCGGATGCTGATTAAAACAGCTTTCATGCCTTTTCTCCTTCCTCCGGCGTTTCCGGCAAACCGCGCCATTCCCACGCATTCTTGTCGAGATGACACTCACGGCATTTGCACGTCTTTGATTTACAGCTGGAGCAGTCGCGCGTATCGCACGCATACTTGCAAGTCTTGCAACTCCGCGCATCCGCGAGGTCTGCTAACGCCGCGTCCCTCCCGGCTTCTGCCTTTTCCTGCTCCTTCTGGGCGAGGGCAATCACCATGTCCTTCCACTCGATTTCCTTGCGAAGCGATTCAATCGCGCTCGCTTGCCCATCCGGGAGTACCACATTCTCGGCGGTCAGGCGCTCGATCATGGTGATAGCTTCATCCGCCAGCCGCTCCGTGCAACGCACATACTTTCTTTGTGGACAAAGCCCGCAACCCTTGTCCTTATGCGTCGCGCAGATACGCAGAGCCCGTATAATTTCCTTGTCTGTCATATATCCTCCATTCCTTCAAAAACCATTTGTCCCGGCAAAACGCCGTCCTCCAGACTCCAGTGCAGGACGTCTTCGCCGGTCTGCCAATCGCACGGCAGGCCGCGGCTGCGGCGCTCCTCGATCATCCGGCCATAAGCCCGGATGTAGGCATTCCGGTATCCGGGGTAGCGCGCGAGCTGCACCTTCCGGTGCTTGCCCGCCATCGGGCAATTGATGCAGCCCACGCGATCTTCGCCGCAGGCGTAAAGCGGATTCATACAGATCTTTTCTGCTGCGCAGTAATCCCAGATGGATTCGGTCGGCCAATCGATAATCGGATTGACCGTTCGGGTCCCCTTGAGCTGGCAATTTTCTATCAGCATCCGGCTTTCGTCATTGTCGTTCATCAGTGTCAGCCGCTTGGATTTATCCCTGTGCAGGGCCTCCATAACTCCACGGGATTTGCGCTTTTGCGATTCCTCCCAGCGGACGCCGGTCGCGATCCACCTGCCACGTCCGCTGGTCTCTTTGAGCGCCGCGCAGCAGTAGCGCATAATGCGTGTCGGCGGCACCAGCTTCAGCGGGATTAGTCGCCACATGGTCATGTACGTCCCATCCGGCTGCTTGTGCTTATCGATATCGCACGGTACGCCCGCCAGCTCCAGCCTTCGGAATGTTTCCCGCACATGCCAGACGGTCTCCGGCGCATCAGCTGTCGTCAGCGAGTGCAGCACCTCATACGGGATTCCTGCCGCGCCCGCCAGATGCAGCAGCACGTCCGAGTCCTTGCCACCGGAGTAGGTAATCACAAGTGGCTTCTTGTATACCCGCAGGGACATTTCAGCCGCAAACCGTAGCCGCTCTATCGCGGTCTGCTCTAAATCGCTCACGTCACATTTCCCCTCCTATTTTCCGTTTCCTTCTTGCTGTCCTCCGGCAGTTTCTCGCCCCGCCATCGGTCATTTGGCTTATGTCGATGATCTCGGCGCGCCTTCCGTAGCTTTTCAGCCGTTCTCCTTTCACGGCGTTCCAAGCCTCGCAGGACGCGCTGCAACCGGCTTTCCGATTGGGGCAGTCCTGCGTGCACGGTCCGAAATTATTCATTCTTTCCTCCTGACCTGCACCGTCACTTCCGCCTCCCAGCATTCCGGTTCCCGGACGGTGATAATCTTCCGCCGCCCGTCCTCCGGGTCCTTGACGCTGACGAGGTAAAACGTCTTGTTCTGCATCTTCTGCGGATACTTCCGCGCCCTTAAAGGCGTTCTGAGCTTCGGCATGAGCCGTTGGTAAATCGGCAGCGGCTCCGGTATGACAATCCAGACCTCGACTCCCTGCTTCATCATGCTTCCTCCCCCAACATCCGCTGAATCGCCGCTTTCTGTAAGTCGCTCAGATCGTCCCCGTGGTGCTGCACGTTGTATCCCGGCTTCTTCCCCGGCTGTGACGGCGCGCCCTTCTCACGTTCTTTCGATTCCCACGTCAAGAACTTCTGCTTCCAGTTCCGTACGGGGTCACCCTTCCCGTCGACCCAATTTCCGGCAGAATAATAGTCGAAAAATTTCTGTGCCAGATTTGGAGCTCCACGCTCCTTCGCGTATGCGGAAACATCTTCCAACGTAGGTGGTATAAATTTCTTACGTTTCTTCTCAGAAATAGAACTACTCTCTTTTCTATTTCCATTTCCATTTCCTAAAGGTAATACCGTGGTATTACCGCAAGCACTACCATCCGCCATACCAGAGTTATCATTTTCTTTGTTCCAACGCTTGCTGATGTTCTCCCTTTGACGCTGGCAATGCTTGTCCCGTTTTTCGATTTCAAGCTCCATCCGGCGATTGAAGTACTTGCCGTCCTCATCTTTCTGAAACTTGCTCATAACCTCGTCTGACGGCTTTTTGACAGCCCGTATGATTTCCTGCATCGTCATATGCCCGCGCTCTCTTTGGAGACACAGGAGCGTGATATACTGCCCACGCTCCCGCATATCCATCAAGGCACAGCCGGATAGGAAATCCGACGTGTAGAACAAGACGGCAGGGTCTTTGTTGTTTGCCATCCCGCACCGCCTTAGAGCGGCAGCGGATCGCCGTCATCTTCATCCATCATCGTAAACCCGCCGGGGTTTTCCGGGTTCTGCGGTTCGGTGTTTCGCTTGCCTTCGCCGAAGTAAACGCGGTTCGCCACGACCTCCGCTGACCGGCGCTTGTTTCCGTCCTTGTCCTTCCAGTCGCGCAGCTGCAATCTGCCGTCCACGACGGCCATGCTGCCCTTGAAGAAGTATCCGCTTACAAAATCAGCGGTTCCCGCCCACGCGACGCAATCAATGAAATCCGTCTCTTTCTCTCCGCCCTTCGGCGTGAGGTCGCGGTCAACCGCCAGCGTGAAGGATGCAACGGACGTTCCGCCCTGCGTCTTTCTCAGTTCCGGGTCGCGAGTCATTCTGCCCATAATAACAATGTGGTTCAGCATGTTTCCTCCTTCTCTTCAAAGAAGGCCTTTACAAAGTTGTCGAAATCATACGATTTCATTCCCTTGTATGCCTTTTCGAGGATCGCCAGCTGCGTACTTTCCGAAACCAGCTCTTCATAGCGTTTCTTGTTTAGCTCTACCGTCCCGTCAAAAGCGCCCTCTTCCATCTTAACCGTCGGCATGTCATTAAGCAGTTCGGATAAATGCGCAAAATAGCTGCTCGGGTCATAAGGGAGTCCCGGTTTATTGAACGTGTCAAGCATTGCCTGCTCCACATCTTTCATTTTTACATACTTAAATTTCTTCATTGCTTTTCATCCCTTCTTATAAATCAGTTTCGTTTCCTCCCAATCGGGATATTTCATCTTGAGATACCGCCTGATATACTCTCTCAGGCTTTTGCGCTTCGGTGATTGGTCAAATGCCATATGGCAGCTATCGCATAGCGTCACAATGTTCTGCTCGATTCCAAGCCCGCCCTGCGAGCGTGGGATGTAATGACACCACGGGTTTCCGGAGCGAAGGCAGACGATGCAGCGACCTCCGTCGCGCTCCCAGACGGCTTTCTTGACCTTCTCATGTATCTTTGTCGCCTTCGTTTCCTTTCTCATCCTTCCTCCATTCCAGTGCCATACGCTCGAGTTCTTCCGGGGTCAGGGTTTCAATGCCCTGCTGTTTGCAGTCCTCAACGACCAGATCAATGAGCCGCGCCATTTGCTTTGTGTCGTAGGTGCTCGAGCCGTAGTAGCAAATGACGTTCGTGCAGAACGGAATGTTTGACGACATAATCTCCGTACACCATCCGAGACCGCGCGATTCCCAGCCTTCCCGAAATCGCTTGACCGCTGCGTCCGGAATGCAGATCGTATCGGAGTTATCGCCAACGTCTGGGATATAGTGCCGATAAATTTCCTCCGGCGGCGCGCCCACCTTGACCGAAAGCTTATTGCAAAGCACCCAGAGATATCGGTTTGCATCCAAGCTCCGCTTCTGGCGGAATTCCTTGATCGTGACCCTGTACTTCTTCTGTGGGTCAATCTCCCCGGCAACCATCTGGGCTTGCCCGGGCAGCTCCGGCCGGAGTTTCAGCCAGCTCCCCGAAGCGTCCATACTCCACGAAGCTTCAACGATGTTCAGTTCTATCATGCCTTACTCGCGCAGTTCCAGCAAAGGCACCTGCCAAAGCGCTTTCTCGTCTTCTCTGCGACCTGCAAAGCGGTAAACTGTGTGCCACCTTCTACGATCTGCGTGATCTCGCCTTTACAGTCCGCGCAGACAAGGCGCGGTGTGCTCGGTGTCTCAGTTTTCCCACCGTGTCCGAAGGTGTAGACCGTCTTTCCCTTCGATGCAAGCGTCAGCGTCTGAATGCGCTCCTGCTCGTCGTAGGTGATCTCCGTCACGTCAAACTGGTCGGAGCACTGCCAGCGACCCGTCTTGTCGTTCTTTTTAAGTCTCTGGCACTTCGCCGCGTCGATCCAGATAAACGGCGCGGAGTAGAGTTCCCGTCCGATCCCGTGTTTGAACCCGGCCCGTTTGAAAGCGTCCGAAGCTCTGCCCTTCTCGGCTTCTGTGTTGCTTTCTGTTCCGGCGTCCCATTTCCAGATCAGTTTCCCGTCCTTTCCGTAGTCCACGCCGATACCGCCGTACAGAACGCCGTCAACCAGCTTAAAATCATTCTCCCAGTTCTGCGCGCCGACGGTCTCATCCAAAAGGTCCGCGTCGGTTCTGGCCGTCTTGTACAAGAGGATCGACGCGCCTTTTTCGTTGCACTGTGCCACGCGGCACTCAATTTCATCCGGCCTTAAAAGGCGAAACTGCTTCATGTTTCATCCTCCGTTTCTTCGATCAGTTCCAGCGGGCAGTCACTTCCAACATACCGGCCCGGCCAGAGCAGCGGCTCGTTTGTCAGTCCGCACCGGCTGCTGCTTTTGCGGTAAAACTGGCACGCATCGCAGCAAATGTATTCGTTCCCTTTCAGATCGACCGGAAACGCCACCTTGACGACCGCCGCCGTCTGAATATACCGGCTCACGCCGCTTTCAAAGTTTGCCATCTTCCCTCCTTAAATCTTGCAGACTCGCTTGTCCAAGCCGCACATTTCGGCAATGTCATTCGTGCCATACGTTTCCACCAGATGCGCGATCAGGGCGTTATGTACGGTCCAGTTCTCGCCCGGCGCCGCGGCAGCGATGTTTCCTTCGTCGGAGACGAAATACTCGTTTCCGTCATAAATCTCTGCACCGTTGATATCCGTGATAAACGGCGCTTGCTGTTTGTCTCTCATAATCGTGTCTCCACCAATCTGTACATCGCATAGCGGACTTCGTCTCCATACCGGTTTGAACTCGACACCATGTCTCGCTGAATCACGTAGCCCTTTTTCTTCAAATCGGAGATTCTGGCTGCGAGTCTCATGCATCCAAGATCTCGCAGCGCTTCTACCGGAGAAATGCTCCCGAAGTCGCGCATATACATCAAAACTCGTTCTGTCTGTGTCATGCTTACCTCCAAAGCCGCGTGAAGATCGTGTTGCAAACGATCTCGCGATGCGTCATGGGCGGCACAGTCGGCGGCGTTTCCTTGGGCTTGTCCCGGCCCGTCGCCTTGTCAAACTCCACCATGAACCACCGCTTCCAGTCAAGGCATTTGCAAGTGCCTGCGTCCTTCCCTGGCTTGTCGCATCTATCGCACGGGTAGATCATGCAAAGATCCCTGCCCCGGCGAAGAAACACGCCGCCGCGCCGCCGAGCGTAAGCGCCGCCTTAAAAAGCCCGAAGCCCAGCAATACCGCCGTCCCGCCGAGCAGGACGCAAGCAACGGAAAAACACGCTGTCCCCGCCGCCCGCAGAAGACTTGTTTCGCGCTTCTGCTTCCGTTCGATCTCGTCCCACCGCTCTCCGAGTTCTCTCTCCCGCGCCCTTCGGTGGTTCCTCTCCGTGATAATTTCAACGTCTGTCATTCCTCTACCTCCAATCCGAGAAAGCGCATAAATGGGATTCTCGGGATTTTTACCCGACTCGGGGTCGGGCAGCATACTGGGAAGCCAAGCAGCTCCGGCCTCTCCCGCGCCATCATCCGCAGCCGCTGTGGGCTGCAACCGAGAATCTTTGCCGCAACGTCCGCGTTGATCATGTCTGATTCCGAAGACATCAGCTCCGCCAGATTTTGCATTACCATCGTTATCCCTCCATTTTTTGTTTAATAATTATTCAGAAATACTATCTATTCCATTTCCATTTCCTAAAGGTAATACCGTGGTATTACCGGAAGTGTTACCACGCTATCGATGTGGTTCAGACTTCCTCCTTTCCCGTCTGAGCCTCTTTTGCAAGGCTCAAGGTTCCTTCCGTTTTCTCGGCTTCTGTAGCAGCGAGTCGACCGATACGCCGAAATAGTCGGCAACGAGCGTTAGTTTTTCTTTTCATCTTTCCACCTCATCCAGCGCCGCCAGTAGCAACGCCCCAAGCATCAGTACCAGCGGTACAAGCGAAAGACGATGTACCGTTGCTGCTCCTGCGCAAATCTTCTGGATTAGTAGCGCACACATGGTGCTCACACCGCAACCAAAAAATCCGCCCGCCAGCAGAAGTGCAAGGTAGTGCAATACTCTTTTTATGAATCGCATATTACGCCTCCTTTTTCGGCTTCAAAAGCTCGTCCACTGTGCAGCCGTACAGCTCTGCGATTTCGTGCAGTCGCGCCGTCTTCGGGTACATCTGCCCGGTTTCCCATAGATAAACAGATGCGTCCGAAACCTTTAGCGCCTTGACTACCTGTTGAACGGTCAATCCAGCGGAAAGCCTCGCTTCCTTAAACCCCATGTCTTTACATACCTCCTGTCTGTGAATACTAAGTTTTTCTTGACAACTTAGTGAATTGTGCTATTATGAAAGTACCACCCATCATTATCCACAATCCGTTAAGTTGTCCGGGGCGTTGTTCTTTTCACGCCTCATAAGCCGAGGCATGAATCATGTGCAAGTCGTTCAGAGAAAGAATCAGGTTGTTCCTCAATCGGAATAAGCGTTACAAATCCATAGAAGAAAACGGTCTAAATGTGCTTGTCGAAACCGAAGGCTCGAAAGCACGCACGGAGAAAAGGCGGTTTCTTATCAACATGTTTTTCACCGTCGTATCTGCCGTCGCCGCAGTCGCTGCCGCGATATTTGCCGCCCTTACTTACATCAACTCGTAACGGAAGGCAATGACCGCACGCGCAATGGAACGTCCCGAACTCGTCATATCCGCAGTCTGAACCAACAATCTGAAATCCCCATAGATACTTGTCTTTCTTCACGCCATCACCTCACTTGTAAGTTTTGCCCCTCACAACTCTTAGTATAGTTAAGTATATACTAAAAGTCAATAAAAACTTAGGATTGTTAAGGGTACTTTTTTGCCAAATTTATGAGGGATTTTTTATGCAATTTGACGTACAGTCCGTTATAAGAAGAATAGAAATAAGGCTTGCTGAAATTGGAATGACAAAGCAAGAGTTTTACGAAAAAAGCGGAATATCGTCTGGTTCTTTCTCTCAGTGGAACACGGGGAAACACGCGCCAAGTATAAAGAAAGTTCAACGTGCAGCCAGTGTAATTGGGGTAACGACAGAATATCTCTTATATGGCGTAGACCCAATGCCGGACTTTGCGGTTAAATCGCCCATAGTCGCACGAATCAACGCCCTGCTTGCTGCAAAAGGTATACCGAAACAGCAGTTTTATAAGGATTGCAGTATTACGTCTGCATCGTACTCTCTATGGAACACAGGGAAAACAAACCCTTCTATGAAAAATCTTAAAATTATCGCAGAATATCTCGGTGTATCCGTGGCAGACCTGCTGCCGGACGAGGACCTCGTTCCGCAGGAGGGCATAAAAAAAGACCCCATCCCGAAGGATGAGGCCGTGAGTTCTGCAAAGCAGAAACTATTGGATGCGCTTGATGGGCTGTCGGATTCCCAGATTGAAAAGCTCATTGGAATTATTGCGGAAGCAAAAAAACTGTTATGAAAGATTATATTGAAATTGACGGAAAGCAAGTTCAGCTTCCAAACCTAGCCCTCGGGACAGAGTATCCGTTCGTTGTCGACCGGATGAAACAGCTCGAGGAAGAAAAGGTGCGAGCCGAGAAGAAAGCACGTCTATACTTCTGGGCTGGTATCGTTGTCAGTATTCTCTGTATGTTTGGCGGATATCTTCTCGGAAAGTTCTGCTAGAAGCGATAGCCTGCTTCTCTCGAGATCGTTGATTCTTCCATTCAGGTAGGCAATGTTTATCCACTGCATGACTGTTCCAGATACAGCAAAAAGCAGCAGTGCGTACAATAAAGAATTACTCATTTGTTTCTAACATCCTCCTTAACACATATTCTGCCTGTTCGTCGCTCAGACTAAGGATTTCTTTCCGGAGTCTTTCCCGAACATCCGGAATGGGCGCAATTTCTTCACCTTTATTATAGCACATATCATCCTGAATACAAATCATTTTGCGCCCTCCTTCTTCAATCTTCCAAATTTCTTCATTTCCTTTTGTGTAGTTTTAACCTTGAGACTGTAAAACTCTGGTGGTAAAATTGTAGTATCTTACAAAACCGGAGGTTCGTACCATGCCAAAGGATGCATATTTCGTCAAATGCCCTCATTGTGGAGAAGAGTTTGACGAAAGAACGAAAGAGTGCCCGAACTGCGGGACTTGGAACCGAAAAGTTATATGCCGCTCCTGCGGCGCGCAGATCAACGCCAGCGAAAAGAAGTGTCCGGCCTGCGGCGCGCGCCGGGTAAAAAAGCGTAGCCCTCTCGAAAAGGGGCTTATCGCTGCAATCCCCATTGCCGTTATTGTTGTAGCCGCCGTCCTTCTAATTCCAAAGAAAGCGCCGATCAACACGCCGTCATCTCCAGAAAGTGCCTCGGTGCCTGCTCCGGCAAATACGGAAAAGGATACGCCAGACGAAGTCTCCACCACAACGATTTCCGCCGAAAAAACGCCCGGACGCACGATTGAGCTTACCGTCCCCGCTGATTTTCTCGACGAAGGAACGACGCAGGAATCACTTGACGCAGAAGTCAGCAAAGCGGACGGATTTATATCCGCTAAGATTAACGCCGACGGTTCCGCTACATATGTCATGACCGAGGAACGCCACAATGATCTCATGACGGAGCTTGGGCAGAATATCGACACCGAGCTTGCCAATATGGCTGATTCTTCCGACTATCCAAATATCGTTTCTGTCTCCGCTTCCAACGACTACACAACGTTTACAGTGACGCTTTCCACGGATACTGTTGGCTTACAAGAGTCCATCATGGTTATGGCCTTTTATATGTACGGCGGTATGTACAACGCATTTAACGGAACTCCGGCAGATAACGTATCTGTCCAGTTTGTAAATCAGTCTGGAACCGTTCTGGAATCGGCCAATTCCCGCGATATGCAATAAGCGTTCAGTTCGGCAGCGGGCATTGGTTCCACTTCTCCCGTGTCTCGCCTACATCTGAGACGCAGGCAAAGAGCATGGGTGCGCCCTTGATGTAGTCCAGGCTCAGACTGTGGACGTCTTTGAAAAGCGCCCCGTCTACGATGATATTTACTTTCCCGTTTTCAAAGCGAATATTGATGCTCTGCATTTGCTGTACCTCCATATTTTAGAACGTCCGTTCAAGAATTTCAATTTGGAATCTTCCACAAAGAACACCTGGCATTTTCTTCGTCCGGTAACCCTCGTAAGCGGCAATTATGGGACAGACTATTTTGTATAATGGAATGTTTAAGATCGCCCCACCGTCGCTCCACCGGCGGTGGGGCTTTCTCACGCGCCTGTAACCAGCATAGCAAAAGCGGTGGAAATGTCCACCATCAAATTGGTAAAATCATACCAGTGGCGGAAGAATCAGCGAAATATATGTGAAAATGGAGGTATATCATGTCAGCAATTCAGGAACTCGCCCCATATATTTCTGCATATCAGGGGAACATCAAGCGGGCGAAGGAAGATCAGCATTACACCATCGACAGACTTGTCGAAGAATCTGGCGTTTCCAGATCGGCTGTGACGAAGCTCTGCGCAGGAACACAGCAAGACCCGAAACTGTACAATTCTGCCGCGCTATGCCGCGTTCTCGGTCTGTCACTGGATGAACTGTTCGGGCTTGTCCAGCCCGCAGAAAGCCCGGAAGAACTGACCGAGCAGATTCATCATGTTGAGATTGAAAACGCCAAGCTGGAGGCAACAGCGGCAGTGCAGAGCGCACAGATAAGGTCTACACATACAATGTGTTACGTCCTCGCCCTGTTTTGTATGCTGCTCTCCTTTTCTCTGATTGCCTGCCTTGTGACGGATGCGCAGATTCGGAACGTAGGTCTCATTCGCGATGGAGATTTGTCCGTGGCCGCATGGGTTTGCATTGCCCTGATCGTAGGTTCAGCGCTGGCTTCGGCAATTACTTTCTATGCAATCCGAAAAGAACGTGGAGGGAAACATGGAGTGCATCAAGTGTAAAAAAGAAATCCCCGGCGGCGCGCCCTACTGTTGCTGGTGCGGAAAAAAACAGGAAGCGCATCGAAACCGGACACGCGGGAACGGGCAAGGAAACGCTTACCAGCGTGGGAAAACGTGGACTGCCCGGTGGACTGAAAAGACGTACCTTGACGAAAACGACAAGCTCCATCAAAAGATGAAGACAAAGGGAGGCTTTACGTCAAAGCGTGCCGCGCTCCAATATGCCGCCAACCCGCCGAAAGAAGAGCGGAGAAGCCCTACACTCAGAGCATACTACAAGACGTATCTGCGCGGAGATTACCTGTCCTTGTCGGCGAACCGGCAGGGGGCAGCAGAAAAAGCTTTCGAGCGCATGAAGGAGCTCGCCGACTGCGAAATTGACACGCTCACCATCTCACAGATACAGGACGTTGTTAACCGCAATGCCAGCACCTATTACACGCGGAAGGACATGAAAACAGTCCTTTCACACTGCTATAACCTCGCGATTGCTGAAAAGCAGACCACTGTCAATCTCGCGGAATACATTAAGCTCCCGGAACTGGACGAAAAATCGCCGGAACCGTTTACCGACGCCGACGTCAAAAAACTATGGGAAGCGTATGCAAAAGATCATTTTGTCGGTTTTATCCTCACGATGATCTATACAGGCATGATGCCTGGCGAGCTTCTGAAGCTCAAGAAGGACATGATTGACTTTGAGAAAAACGAAATCGTCCGGGGCGGCATAAAGACAAAGAAGCGGAAGGAAACGCCTATGGTCTTCCCGGATTTCGTTGCGCCGGTGCTGCGTGAACTATGCGAAGAAAGCAAGTCGCGCGTCGGAAATATCTGCTGCATAAACAAAGATAATTTTTACAAGAGATATTATGAGTGTTTGGAGCTTGCCGGAGTGCAAAAGCTACCACCTTACTCATGCCGCCATACAACCGCTACAGCCCTCGCGATGAAAAACATCGACCCGTTTACGATCAAGGAAATCATGCGCCACACGAAGATAACGACTACCCAACGGTACGTACACCCGGACATGAAAGGCATGGTCGATGCTGTAAATCAGTTGCAAAACGACTCGCCAGAGTGAATTGTGTATGCTACAAAATATGTTACAAATGCCAATTTCCCCAGTGTTTTCAATGGCTTTTTCTACCCTGCTAAGGGAGTAGTCGTCTAAAAAGCGAGCGAGAGTTCGAATCTCTCCTTCCGCGCCAAAGTACCGATTTTAGCTTGAAATTAGCTGAAATCGGTACTTTTTTATGCCGTTTATTCTATTTCCTCATACTTTCAAATATTGAAAAGTCACGTTCTGACACGCTCTGTAACATAAAATCATTTCCCGTATGCTACATTGTATGCTACAAATTAAGTGCAATGCGAGGGGACTCCCCTGTTTTTTTTGCTACATGGACTTTATTTTCCGAAGCACAGAATCATAGACTTTTCGGTTCACAAGCGATAATGTGTCCATGAGTTCATCAACGACCGTCCAAGCCTTCGCCGGGTCTTTCCCGGCTACCGCAAGCAAAAACTCGCTGTCCCCATACTCGCCCACGGTAGCCGGTTCTGCGGTCACAGGGGCGGGGGCGCCGGAGTAGTAACCCACATACCTACCTCCGTCGCCCCGTTCCTCTTCCTGCATCTTGTCGCGTATCACATATAGGTTCGCCAGCTTGGCATAATTGGGATAGCTGGATTCTTCGTATTCCAGCCGTGCTATTTCCTTTCGGATTTCGGCTTCATCCAGCATGTCTTTCCCTCCTTATGCTCTGTCAATCTGCTCCATGCAGCGGCGGATAGCCTCGCGCGTCTTATCATCGTCCGCGTCGCGCATCATGTCTTCCAACGTCGAGCGCATATGTTCCCGAGCATCTGTCCGGCTGTATCGCCCCATAGAATCGCGATGCCTGCCACGATAGGAGCTGCCGCGCCCATACGTGCCGCGCATATCGGCTTCCCACTCACCATCTCGGGAATAGCCGCCGTCCTCGAGCATTTCGATTTTGTAGGTGTTCTTGATGGAACTTGTCAGCTTCTGGATTGCGTCCAAGTCACCGGCGGACATTTCGCGCTTATCGGCGATATCGTCCAGCTCTTTGCAGAGCATTTCCCGGAGATTTCTTAAATCGTACATATTGCATCCTCCTTTCATGCCACTCTCTCAATCGTCAGATTGCTGTTAGCGAAATTGATAGCCTGCGTGCTTGTGTTTCTCATGCCAACCGTCACACAGCAGCCCTTCGGAACAGAAATCTGTGCCGAAACATAAACGTTGAAATAGTTTTCAACTGCCGCCGGAGTCACGGTCGCCGTCGCACTTGCGATGGCTTCCCCGTTGATCGCGAGCGCCGCCGTGATTGCTTCGACGGTTCCGCCGGTTGGGATGGCAATGTTGCCGCCGTAGGAAATTTTAAAAACCGCCCTACACTGGTTTGTCAGCCCGCGAAGCGTCACAAGCCCACTTCCCTCTCGATGCACAATGCACGGCTTGCTGCTGATCGCTGTTTCCGTCAGAGGCACATTCTGCCCGGCGGCAATTGTCTGAATGTTTACATTCGTAAATTCTGCCATAAAATCATTCCTTTCTGCCTCGAATTCGAGGCAATTAAAATAGCGGCGGGGCAATCGTCCCGCCGCGTTTCTCGAGTATCGGCAAGGAACCGATCATTTTCGTGACATCACGAAAAAGCTCTACGTTATGGAGTTAAGCGCAGTTGCCGCAGCCGTAGTTATAGCTGCTGTTGCAGCAGTACGGATTTGCGACCACATAGGCCGGGCTCGGGCTCGGGCGGAGCGTGGACACAAGGTAGTTGTTCTGTGCCGCCTGAGAAGCCGCCAGCTGCGCCGCAAAGAGCTGCTGGTTCTGCTCGGCAATCTTCGCGTCCTTTGCAGCCAGTTCCTGCGCCGTCAATCTCTGGTCAATGCTGCGGAAGCCGCAGTTCATCGCGTCGATGATGTCGCGAGTGGTGTTCTGCATCTGGTTGCGCGTGTCGCAAGCTTGCGTCGCGAGGTTATAATTGACACCCTGAATCGCCTCTCTGGTCTCGCAGCAGCAGTTTGCGGACTGCATCGCCATGTTATTCAGCTGCTGCATAAGCGCGGCCTGCTGATTGCAGCGGGAAAGTTCAGCGTTCGAGAAGCCAGAAGTCACAGTCTGCGTTGCACCGGCAAAGCCGTTAAGCATCCCCGTGTTCATCGCATAGAAGCCGTCGCAGACACCATTGTTCACGCTGTCAATCTTTCTTTCGATGTTCGAGAAGTCAGAGGCCAGAACATAGCCGTCAACAACGCCGCCGTTCCCTCCACGATTTCCAAAGCCGTTTCCGTTACCCCAGCCGCAGAAAATCGCGAGGAACAGGATAATGATCCACCAGCCATTACCGCCGCCCCATCCGTTGCCGCTGTCCGAGTTTGCCGGAACTACAGGCATGTTCATAGGAATACCATCGCCATTCAAACTCATAGTTTTCTCCTTTCGTAGATTTTGAAATTTATCTCAATCGTGGCCACGATTTTGACCGTTCACCTGTTCGGAATTTCCTAACTACTGCATCAACTGCTGAAACTGTCCAGCCATCTGCTGTAGCTGGTTCAACTGCTGCTGCGAGATTTTCCCAGACTGTACCAGCTTCTCAACCTCCGCCCTCGGGTCTCCCTGGAAACTCTGCTTGAACTGCTGAAACTGCCGCATCATATTTTGAAACTGCCCCATCATGCCAGGCATTTGCCCGCCGCCGAGCGCGTTAAACAGAGGATTCATTGTCTGCCTCCTTCACCTTTCTAACGGGCTTGACGCTCAGAGCCGCCACCTTTGCCGCCAGTTCGTCAAAGTCCTTGCGGGTCACGTATTCTACCGTAGGAACTGTTTGTGGCGCTGTGGGGCTCACGGGGGCTGTAGAGCGCTCTACGAGGTCATACGTTGTCATTGCTGGTTTACCGCTTGCGTCGGCTTTCTTGACGTACACAACCGGCGCGTTCATGTCCCAGAGCGTGACGGCGTTATTCGGCGCGACGATAAATTCGTTTGCCGCCTTTTCGTTCGGAACCCAGATGATAGACTGTCCCCCGCTCTGCTGCGGTTGCGGCTGCGGAGCCGGATACTGCGGTGTAGGCTGATACTGTGGACGCATCATTGGTTCCTGCATCATGGGCGGTTGATTGTAAATCGGCTGCTGATACACATAAGGCTGTTGTCCGAACATCATTTATCCTCCTTTTCCCAGTAGAACAGCGGGATTTCATTCCCGGAATTCCAGCTATCGAAATACTTTCCGTCCTCTACGCACACGACGTGGCTTGATAGAGCGAGTACATACACGCCGCGCGGATGGTCTCTTGCGAATTCCTCGACCGTATAGCAGTCCGGGCATGTGTTCGGCACAACGTTCCGGGTAAATCCCTGCTTCCGGAGGTACGCGCCCCAGACACTGTTTGCCGACGGCATGTCGCCCATTTTCAACCCCTGTAGGCAAAGCCCGACGTATGTTTCATCCCAGCTCTTGCCCGTCGCCTTTGAAATTGCCCGGACGGTACAGTCTCCGACTTGTTTTCCTTCCGGATTCGGATTGAAATAAGAAAAGCCCATACCGAACACTCCTTTGATGTGTCCAGTATGGGCTTTTTACTATTTTCCTGTGCCTCAATTTTGCATCAATTTTGCTTATCTTGTCATCTCTTTAAAATACGCGAGGCTCCAAACGCCTTGCTGCTCGAGCGTGAGGCATTTGTCAAAGTTGTCGGTAAAGGTCTCGATGTCGATTTTGCCGTACTGTTCGGCGATTTCGCGGTCGATATCTTCCGTTGCCTTGCCCATCGCGTGGAGCTTGCGGACCATAATGGTCGCCCACTTGATGGGGAAACGCTGCGCATTGTCAATGTCGCTCTGGCTCCGTGTATTTGTGGCCTTGCGGCAAATCGCAAAGATCGTCGCCAGCGCCTGAATCTGCTCGGTTGTCATATCAGATACCTCCCTGTTTATATACTCACCAATCCAGCCCCGCAGGAGCTCATTGGGTGTTGCCCCGTTCTCTTTCGCTGCTGCCTTAAATTCTTCAGCAACCTCACGCCGCACTCTGGCGGCGACGTTTGTCATGTTTTCGGCTTGCCACTTTGCCGTGGCGCGTTTTTGTGCCTCAGTCGGCATTGTTCGCCGCCTCCTTTTTCCGCTGCCGGTAGGCAGCCTGATTTTTCTTA